GTATCTGAATTTGTTCCTATAGACCAATTTTATGTTTCATACTATGCTTCTAACTTACGTAAAGCAGATAGATATACACATGTTATTTATAGAAGTCCTGTAGACTTAGCTAGAGATATGCGTACAGGTATCTATGATGATGTAGAATTACCTGAAGCTACTAATCCTAGTCCTACATCTTTCTCAGAAAAGATGGATACAATATTAGGATTATCTCCTACAGAAAGTAGTGACCCACAATATACATTATTAGAACAGCATTGTTATCTTGAAATAGAGAAAGACTATGCTCTTCCCTACATTGTTACTGTGGAAGAGCAATCTAGAACTGTTTTAAGTATTAGAAGAAATTATAAAAAAGAAGATAAACAACAACAAAAGATTTCCCATTTTGTCCACTACAGATTTGTTCCTGGATTTGGATTTTATGGGTTTGGCTTGATGCACTTCTTAGGCAATCTTACTATGACTGCAACAGCAGCTATGAGAAGTCTAGTAGACGCAGGTCAATTTGCAAACTTACCAGGAGGATTCAAAGCAAAAGGTGTACGACTTGTTGGCGATAATGAACCAATAAGTCCTGGTGAATTTAAAGAAATAGAAGCAACTGGAGTAGATTTAAGCAAGGCAATTATCCCTCTCCCCTATAAAGAGCCTTCCTCTACTTTATTTCAGATGTTAAGTTTCATAACAGCAACAGGTCAAAAATTTGCTGATAGCACAGAACAAATTGTTTCTGATGCAGCATCTTATGGACCTGTTGGTACTACTATGGCTTTATTAGAAGCTTCAAGTAAATTCTTTTCAGCTATACATAAGAGATTACACAAATCCCAAAGGGAAGAGTTTAAAATTCTTGCACGTATAGATTATGAGTATTTACCTTCAGAGTATCCTTATGAAGTTCCTTTTGCTGAACAGAGTGTATTTAAACAGGACTTTGATGGAAGGGTTGATGTAATCCCTGTCAGCGACCCTAACATTCCTTCTAATGCACACAGAATGATGATTAGCCAAATGGCTCTCCAAATGGCACAACAATCACCTCCTGGTATGTTTAATATAGAAGCATTAAATAGAACTATATTAAATGCTGCTAATATGCCTAACTTAGAAGAGATACTTCCACCTAAACAAGAACCACAAGCTATGGACCCAGTATCAGATATTATGGCAGCAACAAAAGGTATTCCAATAAAAGCATTTGAAGGTCAGAACCATGATGCTCATATTCAATCTAAGATGGCTTATTTACAAGACCCACAAAATGGTGCTAATCCTATTATGGCTAGAATTAAACCAATATTAGAATCTAATATACAAGAACATTCAGTTATGAAATATCAAGAACAAGTTAATGGTATGACAAGATTAGCTATGGAACAACTACCACCTGAAGCAATGCAGAATCCTAGTGTTGCAGAAATGGCAATGGCACAAGCAGCACAACAAGTATTAAATGCTAATCAAGCTATGGGTCAAGCTCAATCACCTGAACAACAACTTGTTGCATTAGAACAAGCTAAAGTAGAATTAGAAAAAGAAAAATTAAAAATACAATCAGCTAAATTTTCTGCAGAATCTGCATTAGATGCTCAAGAGTTAGAATTAAAAGAAGCTAAACTAATGACAGACTCAGCTAAAGCAGGACAAGCTGCTATGATGAAAAAAGAAAAAAGTGATTTAGATAGAGCAAGTAAAGAAAGTATGAAAGCTATAGATGCTATGACAAAAGCTGCTATTGCAGACCAAAAGACTGAAGTTGATTATGAAAAAATTAAAGCTCAATCACTATCAAAATTAGAAGAATTAAATATTAAAGATGATAAAGAAAGAAGTTTAAAGCTAGTTGAAATATTAACTGATTTAATAAAACATGAAGAAAATATTAATCTAGTTCAATTACAAGAAAAAGAATAACTAGGGATTTTAATTGTCTATCGACTGCCCTAGCAGACAAGCCAAGACGATAGATATAATTTTATAAAGGAGAATAAATTATGGCGAATACAACTTTTAATGGACCAGTCAGAGCTGAGAATGGCTTTATTGGTGTTACAAAAGATTCAAGTACAGGAGCAATAACAGAAAATATTACGTTTGGTAATAAAGGTGAAGTTGCTACACCAGTAGTATTAGCAGATGGTGATATTACTATTGTAAATACAACTCATGGTGGTAGAGTAAATATTGTTCCAGATGGTGGACAAGATAATACTTATACACTTCCTGCACCAGAAGCAGGTGTAGCTTATAGATTTGTTTATGGTGGAGTTGCTGCTGATGGAACTGATGCAATATTTATAACACCAGGTAATACAAATTTCTATAAAGGTAATATTACACATTTAGATACAAATGCTGATAATGTTGTTGTATATCCTAATGGAAGTTCAAATAGTAGTTTACAATTAAATGTACCTGGAGCTTTTGAAGTAACTTTTTTAGGTTTAGATAGTACAAACTACCAAGTATTTGGTAATGTAACAGGAGCAACTGCCCCTGCTTTTGCAGACCAGTGATAATTAATTAAGGAGTAGTATATGTGGAAACAACCAATTATAAAAGAAATTAGTGTAGGCTTAGAAATTAATTGCTATGCGTGTGCTGAACTATAATGGAAGTATCTAATGAAGCTCTTCGTAAATATGACGAGGAGCTTAACTTATTAAGAATTAATTTAGCAAATGGACAAGCAGATAACTTTGCTAATTATAAACAACTCGTAGGTCGTATACAAGGAATTGAATGGTCTATCGAGGTTATCAAAACTATAACAAAAAAAATGTATGAAGGAGAAGAAGAATAATGCAACAAGTAAGTTTAGCAAAATCTATTAAGAATGATATGTGGATTTCTGAGGAAGATAAAGCTAATCCAGATGTTTTACCAGAACTACCAGGTTATCATGTTCTGATAAGACCTGTATCTATAAAAGAAAAAACTAAAGGTGGTATTTTATTACCTAACTCAACTAAAGAAGATATGGCTTATCTTACAACAGTAGGAGAAGTTGTAGCTTTAGGAGACTTAGCTTATAATGATAAAGATAAATTTCCTAAAGGAGCATGGTGTAAAGTAGGTGATTATGTATGTTATGGTAAACATGCAGGTCAAAAGATAAAGTATAAAAGTTTAAAATATATACTATTATTTGATGACCAAGTGATAATGAAGGTAGAAAGTCCTAAGACTTTAGACCCTACCTTTAATTTATCTAAACATAGTGTGTAATAATACTTGCATACTTTAAAATAATATAGTATAATAATAAGTATAACGTAACTCGTATGTCTCGTTAGCAACGAAAAGGAATAAACAATGCAAGAAGAATCTTGGAACGAAGTTAAAACAGAAGAACCAGAAAAAGAAAAAGTAGAATTTGAAGTAGAAAAAGAAGAACCTAAAAAAGTAGAACCTGAAGTTAAAAAAGAAGAGCCAAAAGAACTTGAAGGTATTGAAACTAAAGGTGCAGAAAAAAGAATAAGGCAATTAATTAAACAAAGAAAAGAAAGAGAAGAACAAATTAATGCTTTAATTCGTAAAAATGAAGAATTAAGTTATAAAGTTAAAAATCAAAATACTGAATTTACTAAATTAAGTAAATTAAATTTAGATGCAACTGAAAAACAATTAGAAGATAAATTAGAATTAGCCAGAGGTGCTTATCAAGCAGCTCACGAAGAAGGGGATACTTCTAAAATATTAAAGGCTCAAGAGTTTCTTAATGATGCACAAAATGATTTAAAATCAGTTAGTGCAACAAAGATGCAGTTTAAAGAACCAGAGGTTAAACAAACACAACAACAAGTACAACAACCTCAATATCAACAACAACCAACTCCTGACCCAAAGGCACAAAGTTGGGCAGAAAAAAATGATTGGTTTGGTAAAGATAAGGTTAGAACTGCTGCTGCTCTAGCAATAGATGCAGATTTAAAAGAAGAAGGTTTTAATCCTACTGATGATGATTATTATTCAGAAGTAGATATTAGATTAAAAGAAGCTTTTCCTCATAAGTATAAAACTGAAGAGGTTGAAGAAGTTCGTAAGCAGGAAACGTCACCTGCTCAAGTGGTTGCAGGAGGTACACGTAGCACTCCTAGTTCCAATAAAAAAGTTAAACTTTCAAAAGAAGATGTAAGATTAGCTAACAAATGGAATATACCCCTTGAACAATATGCTCAAGAAAAACTAAAAGCAAATAGTGCTGATGGTGAGTATACAACAATAAATATGCAACGTGGAGGTAAATAATGAAAACACGAATCAATACACGTAGTTCAGAACTTAGAGAAAATAATACTAACGAAGAAATGAGTTATCAGTTTGAAGAACAAGATAGCTTACATATACCTGATGCAATAGTAAATCGTTTCAATAGCGAAGGAATGACTCTTGGATGGTTAAGAATAACTCTTAAAGGTCAAGACGATTTTAAATATATTGGTAAAAAAATGCAAGAAGGTTGGCAATTTGTTGATATTAAAGAAGTACCTGAGTTAGAACAAACATCACTCGTGAAGATGGAGGGAAGATACTCTGGAGCAGTCACTCGTGGCGACATTGCGTTAGGTAAAATACCTACCAAGTTATTCCAAAGTAGAGGTGAGTTTTACAGAAATAAGTCTGACCAATTAATGGAAGCTGTTAACAGTCAATTAATGAGAGGAAATAATTCTAGTATGCCCATTTCTAATTCAAGTAAAACGACAGTAACAAAAGGTAGACAACCTACTTTTCAAAAGTAAAAACTTTTTGTTGCTATTTTAATAACAATCAAAGGAGAATGAACTATGGCGAGTGTAAATGCCCCTAGAGGGTTACAAATAGCTAAGAAAAATGGTGATGGTTCTAACTCTACTGGTGTACGAACTATTGATTTGAACAACGCAAGCCCTTTAGTGGCTTCAGCATTAGTGCCTTCAGATATTTTTACAGGAGACCCTATAGCAATAGAAACTGCAGGTACAATTAAACCTTGTGCTGCAGGAGTATCTATAAAGTCTGCAGGTGTTTTTCAAGGATGTAGTTTTGTAAATGCTAGTGGAGAACAGAAGTTCGCTAGAAGTATTACAGGTGGAGTTACAGCAACTGATGTAAAAATTCATATTGCAAGTGACCCTGCTCAAACATTTTTTATCCAAGCAGACGCAACAGTAACTGCTGCTGCAGGTTTTGGTGTTGGTGTATATAATGGAGTTTATATTGCAGGAACAGGAAGTCATAAAACAGGACAAAGTGGTTATGTTTTAGATGCATCTGGTCCTATACTATCAACAGGAAACTTAAGAGTTATACGTAGAGCACCTTGGGATACAGGTATTGGAACATCAGCAGGTGTGACAGATGCTTATCCTTGGTATGAAGTACGTATTGCTAACCATATGGATAATTTCATAACAGCAACTATAACAGGTTAATAAAGGAGAATAACACATGGCTATAAATAGAGCTGCGATAAGCAAAGAACTCCTTCCTGGATTGAACGCAGTATTTGGGATTGAGTATGGAGAAGTTAATAATGAGCATGAACCACTATATGAAATAGAAAATTCAGATAGGTCTTTTGAAGAGGAAGTCCTCTTTACAGGATTTGGTACTGCTCCAACAAAAAATGAAGGAGCTGCTGTTGTTTATGATGATGCAGGTGAGAGTTATACATCTCGATATACAAACGAGACTATAGCTTTAGCATTTGCAATTACTGAAGAAGCAATGGAAGATAACCTTTATGATACTTTTGCAAAATTAAGAGCAAGAGGATTAGCAAGAGCTATGGCTAATACTAAGCAAGTAAAAGCTGCTAAACTTTATAACGAAGGTTTTACTACAGCACAAGGAGATGGCGTAAGTTTATTTAATGCTGCCCATCCAACTATTGGTGATGGAAACCAAAGTAATACAAGTACTGCAGCAGCGATTGCTGAAGGTACATTAGAATCTGCTATTATTGCAATACAAAAGTTTAAAGATGACAGAGGTATCTTAATTGGTTCTTCTGCTGTATCTTTACACGTACCAGTAGACTTAATGTTTACTGCTGATGTATTATTAAATACACCAGGTATTGTTGGTAGTGCAGACAATGACCTTAACTCTGTAAAGAACTTAGGAGTATTTCCAAGTGGATATATGACTAACAGAAGATTTACAGATGTTAATGCTTGGTTTATAAAAACTGATGTTCCTAATGGTTCAAAGATGTTCAATAGAACACCTTTACAAACCAAGATGGAGCCTGATTTTGATACTGGCAACTTACGATTCAAGGCAAGAGAAAGATATTCTTTTGGTGTCTCTGATTGGAGAAGTTGGTTTGGTAATCAAGGTGCTTAACCATTAATAACTAGGGAGGGTATTAACGTACCCTTCCTAATTTAAGGAAACAACATGGCTACAAATATAAGAACAGTTAATAAAAGAGGTGGTGATGGAGTTATCATTGGCACCACAGGAAGAACTAGAATATTAGGAGTTCATTCCTATTCTACTGTAGCAGGAGTAATTGCTATTGGAGATAAAACAGGAGCAGTAATAACTTATGAAGTTCCTGCAAGTGCAGAATCAGATATGTACTTTGGAGAAATGGGTGTACTTTGTAGTGCAACAGTTACTATTTCTACACCAGATGCAGGTAGTGTAACTTTAATAACAGGATAACTAAATGCCATCCTATTCTTTTTTAAAGACTGATATAATAAATACAATAGAAAATGATTCAACAGAGTTTGAAGAACACGTATCATACTTTATTGAAAAAGCTGAAGGTAGATTAATTAAAGAACTGGATGACCCAGGTCTAGATAATTATTCTACTTTTTCATTTACAGCTTCTGACCCAGTAGTTAGTTTACCTGCTGATGCTTTAGTGGTACGTAATGTAAACTATACAACAAGTGTTTCAACAGCAGCAATTCCTGCCAATTCAAAAGTAAATTTATTACAAAGAACCTATGAGTATGCAATAGATTATTTTCCATTTGCTAGTGCATCAACAGGAACACCTAGATATTATTCAAGAAAAACAAATACACAAATTTATATTGTACCAACACCTGCATCTGCAGTATCAGGTGAAATACAATACACACGTAGACCTTTAGCATTAGCTAGTGCTACAGGTACAAGTGTTACTACTTCTAATTACTTTAGTGAATTTTGTTATAATGCATTATTTGCTGCATGTATGATAGAAGCAAATTATTTTATAAAAGATTTTAATGTATTACCTAATTGGGAAAATAAATATAAAAATTCTATAGATGCTTTACGTAATCAATCTAGAAGAATGAGACAAGATGATATGCAAGTAGCAGCAAGTCCTGCAGGAGGACCTAATCCAGTAATACAAGGAGCTAATTAATGATTAATAGAACTAAAATAAATAAACAAATTGAAAAAGCTAAAGGAGGAAAACTTCAAGATATGACTGGTGACAATAAAGTAACACAAAAAGATGTTCTAGTTGCTAGAGGAGTTTTAAAAAAACAAGGTGATAAGTTTGTTGCTGCTCAATATGGTGGACAAATATCTAAAATTAAAAGGAGAAAATAATGCAAATAAAGACTTCAACATTAATAGTAGGAGCAAATGCAAGAACTATTAATCAATCTGTTGGTAAAGTAACAAGTGCTCATCCAACTGGACAAGGTTATGGTAAAGCTAGAAAAGGACCTCAAGTAGAAGGTACTATAGAATCTCAAGTAAAAGAAGAGTCTAGAGAATATACAAATAATGGCTAGAAAAAAAGGTACAGGAATGAAAGGCATGTCTATTAGTAGTGGTGATAAACGACCTACTAAAAAAGGTGCAGGCATGACTGCGAAAGGTGTAGCAAAATATAGAAGAAATAATCCTGGTAGTAAATTAAAAACAGCAGTAACTGAAAAGAAACCTACAGGTAAAAGAGCTTCAAGAAGAAAAAGTTATTGTGCTAGGTCTGCAGGACAAATGAAGAAGTTTCCTAAAGCAGCTAAGAATCCTAATTCAAGATTAAGACAAGCAAGAAAAAGATGGAGGTGCTAACTGTCATATTTAATAAGTAATATTCCTCATTTTAAATGTTGGGTACGTAAAGAATTTACAAACAATCATTTAGATTATCATGGCGAATATTTGCATGGACTAGCGATAGCAGTCAATACAATACCAGATAGATGTTTAAGTTTTCAAGTAGTGTTTACTGGTATAGATGAAGAAGAAAATATACATGGGGGTGCAATGTGGGCAAGGATGCCAATAACAAGTTTAGTGGCAGACGAAGTTTTAGAAGAGATGCCAGAAAGAATGGATACACATTTAGCACAACCTTGGGATTGCTCCTCAAGAGGACATTCCATAATAGTAATGGATAGAGTAAGCTCAAGTCCTTGGATGTGTAAAATAGGTGGTGAGTTTTATAAAGGAAGATATATGTTTACAGTTGATTATACTGATAGTTATATTAGTGATGACCCTGCACAACATAAACAAAGTCACGTACTGCAGCTTATAGATGCAGGTAAATGGACAGGTAATATCGTGGCATTACCTAACAATAGAGTTAGGGTAACTAATCCTGCTTTATGGGTAACTGGTGAAGGTGCTCCAGATTTTGCACCAAGTCAATATATTCATTCAGCAGAAATACATGATAGTTATACTGACCCAGAAATAACATTTAATAATTTATATCAGGAGAAAACAAATGGCAGGAAAAAAAACTAAATACATGAAAAAAGGTGGAGCTATGAAAAAAACTAAATACATGGCTAAAGGTGGAGCTTTAAAAAAAACTAAGTATATGGCTAAAGGTGGTCCAATGAAAAAAACTAAATACATGTCTAAAGGTGGTCCTTTAAAAGCAGGTATGACAGCTAGAAGAAATGCTAGAAGAGGTAGCTAATGGCAAAGCTTTGTCCAAAAGGTAAAGCAGCAGCAAAAAGAAAGTTTGATGTATATCCATCAGCTTATGCTAATATGTATGCATCAGCAGTATGTTCTGGTAAAGTAAAACCAGGAGGTAAGAAGAAAAAGAAAACTATTAAGAAAAAAACTGGTGGTGGCTTACGTAAATGGGTAGGAGAAAAATGGGTTGATATAGGAGCACCAAAGAAAAATGGGAAGTATCAACCTTGTGGTAGAAAGTCTACTACTAAAAGTAAACGTAAATATCCTAAGTGTGTACCTTTAGCAAAAGCACAACGTATGTCAAAGTCACAAAAAACATCAGCAGTAAAAAGAAAGAGAGCAAAAAAACAAGGAGTAGGTGGTAAGCCTACAATGGTTAAAACATTTAAGAAAAAATAATTCGTTTGACTCGTAAGGGTTGGAAGTAAGTATTAACTGAAGAAACGCACTAACTTTAATTAGGAGGTGTGTTATGGATAATCAAACATTATTTATTTTACAAAAAGAAAAAAGAGAAATATTTATGGTACGTAAATTAAAAAAAATTAAAAAAGAATTACTTGGTGCATCTAAAATGCATAAAAGACAAGCAACTACTATTGGAAAAATGATTAAGAGAAAAAAGAAGAATGTCAAAAAAAGAGCCTAGAATAGGAACAGGTAAGAAACCTAAAGGTTCTAGTCGTAGATTATATACAGACGAGAATCCTAAAGATACAGTTAGAATTAAATATGCAACTGTAGAAGATGCAAAAAAAACAATAGCTAAAGTTAAAAGAATTAATAAACCT